CCCGGCGTGTCGCCACTTTTGGAGATCACCACCGAATCCACATCCTACATCCAAAATACTGTCGCCTTCGCGGGTAGCCGATTGGATGAGGAGACGCTTAGACTCGTTATGGTACTTGCGTATCTCCTCCATTTATTTATAATGGTTTTTATTTTTTAAATTAAGTTAGTAATCTTTTATAAAAAAAATAGATGTATATACACTAATAACCATAAAAACATATTACTTTTTTTATGGCTATTTTTTATGTACCCCTTTATGATCACTTCATGACATGTTACTATACTTACTCTCGCCATGTGTGGAACTTCTTTTTAATATAAAAGTAATTCGTATTATATAACCGACTCAAAATTTTTTTAAAAATGGCCTTAAAGTGACCGTAAGGGGGTACATAAACCCTAATTTTTTAGGGTAAAAAATAATCATAGTTTATATAAATGGAAACAGAAGATAAGACGTGTGATAATACCCAACCCGTCGCAAACTGGAAATGTATATGGTTTACGTTAGCGTTAGCTGGTGGGTACTGGTACCTTCCACAGAGAAACAAATGGGTCCTTCTAGGACTTTTATATTTACCGTACGTAGCACTCGCTTATTACGACCATTGGTACGATTGTAAACGTAACCTCGGACCAACGTACCTCGCCATGTTTTATCACTGGATAAAACCTCAAGATTCGGAACAGATCGTTAAGTATAAGAATTGGTGTCCCGAAATCAAAAATAGAGTTCTTTTCATAGATACGGTCATATTACTCGGTGGTTTAGTCATGTTACCATCGTTCCTTAAATGGAAACCTAAGTGAAAAAACAGGCTTAAAAAAAAGGTACTAAATAAACATATAACACAATGGCAACTCTTGAACAAGATTATACGACCGTACCTGGTCAATTATACGCGTGTCTTTCTGTAGTAGGTCCAGAAGCACCGCAAAAAAACGATAAGTTTGGTATTAAAATTAGAGGCGCGTTTAACTCGCGTGACGAAGCTGCTGCTCATGCGAAACGTCTTCAAAAAGAAGATGCGACTTTTGATATTTATGTCGTCGACATGTATAAATGGTTGTTAATTCCACCGGATAATCTCCAGATCGAAGATGCGCACTATGCGGATGAAAAGCTCGAGGAATTGATGGCGGGGTATAAGGAAAATCAGGCACAAGCTGCTAAGATGTTTGCTGAACGTAAGAAGGATATGATGGCTGTTAAGGCACCTGGTACCGATACGTATTTCAAAACCGGTGACGAAAACTCGCAATTTTATACGAAACCAGACGAAGCCCCTATCAGTCACCCCGGTGAAGTTTTGGACCGTCTCCAAAAAGAAAAACCTGATGCGAATATGGAAGATCTCGTTAAGGAAGCGGACGAGATTGTTGCTCGGGAAATGAAGGAACGACAAGAAAAACGTGAAGCCGACGCAAAGGAAGCGTTGGAAAAGGAGGCTGAAAAAAGGGGGTTTAATTCCGTGGAAGTCATGCAAAAGTTCGACGAAGAAAAGGCTCGCGCTGATTTACAAGCTGCGGAAGAAGCAAAGAAAGCTCAAGTTGAACTTTCGGAACAGGCGCAGATTAAGGAAGACGATGGTAAAGATGGCGAAGAGGAAGTAACATCAAAAAATATGGAAAATGTAGACCCAGATGAAGCGTAAATTAATTTTGTTATTTAAATGTAAGTATGTTGAGTATTATATTGAACATAATCACCATTCTTATAGTGTTAGTATCCGTCGTTTTATTTTTCAGAGTGTATAGGGATCAAAAAAGTAAATCGGGAGGTGGTGTCGACAGCGAAGAGGTTACACCTTCTAAAGTTGCCGAGGACATGGCTAAAGATCCACTCATAGTAAGTAGATCATATTTTACTGAACCGAAAACGGGTAATATAGGTACGTTTACGGGTCAACAAACTACATCTGAATATGATTGGATAAAAGGTAAACCTTTTATCCCGGTCTAAGTATTACGGGTTGCATGGTTTTACCCATGAAAAAACCTAACAAAAACGCTACAAAAATTATAATGTACCCCGTTTTATCTAAATTCGAAAATATATCGTTTTTTTCCTGGTATTGAGGTTGTGAGTTATAATAAACCTGTTGCTGAGCAGGGTGTGTATAATACTTATCGTCTACAATTTCATCGTCATGTTCATCGCGTTCGTCTATTAGATCATTACTTTTTTTATTTATGAATTCATCTGGGTTATATTCAATTGGTGTTCCAACTTCAGCTTCCATATATAAAAAAGGTATCTATTTTTTTAAGCTTGTTATTTACTCGCTATATTCTTCTTCTTCTTCTGAGTAGTCTTCATCTTCGTCCGTATCGTCTACAACAAACCCTTTTAAATTACCATTATCATCCGCATCTTCGTCGTCCTCATCATATTCATCATCCTCATCTGAGCAAAAGTCTTCGTCATCTGTTTGTAAAACATCGTAATCAGAGTCGTATTCATCTTCCTTATAATCATCTTCCACTTCTTCGAATAATTCTAATCGTTGTGGTACTTTAGAAACTCTCCCCGAGCGTGTTTTTACAACAGAAACCATCGTATAATTATTAAATATACAATTCTTTTAAGTATTTTACTCACTTTCGTCCTGTAAAGTAGCATATAATTCGTCAAAATTTAGTTTTATATTACTAATAACGATATCTATATCTTCTAAAACACTAGTATCACCAGAAACTGAACTGAGTGCTATTTCATCTAGATTTGATATAGATCTATTCATTAATTTTTTAGATAGAATTGTATTCGATCTGTATTCGAGAGCCATTTTAATATTTTCTATGAATTCGGCGTGAATAGACGGGTTTAATCCTGAATATTTATATGTTTCACGTATGAGTTTACGAATTTTTATAACATTATTCTCTTTCGTTGACACTAGAGAAGATGCGAAGTATATAACAACGGCTAAAACAATTACTGCTAGCATTATATTCTATAATTTATCTACTATTTTTTTATCCAAATAATGTTTGCGATTTTCGCAATTGCACACCTGTTCAATTTTATTTTTTATAATTTTGAACATGACATTACTTTTCTTACAATGTATACACGTGTAATTAGTTCGAGCTGAGTATTCTTTTATTTTTGTTTTGGACTTTGTCTTTTTCATTTCTATTCTGGAAACTTTAAAATCATCGTCTATTTTTATCATATTTTTCATTATAAAAACTGTAAGTTGATCAGTTAGATTTAAATCGTATTGTTTTATTTCTTCTTCTTGTTTTTTCTTGGTGAATTTCATATTAGTCGGTGGTACATACTTTTTAACACCGCCTTCTTTATACAAACGATTTATAATATTAGGTGGTAATTGATGTCTTTTACCTGTAAAATCTTTACAAAATCCGTAATGTCTTATTATATCAGTTGTAGAAAAACACTTTTGTGCTATTGTTTCTCCTAATATATGAAACCATACATGATTAGAATTATGGTTACATTTTTTATTTTCACAATAGAAAGAATTTGTTGAAACGAGGAAGTTACCATTACATTCAAACATTTTTGTAACACGTGAAGTTGTCTGTCCTTCGAGATTTCTATTTATAAATTTTTCGAGAAGTTGTAATACTTCTTGATCTTTAAATTCGTTTTTAATTTCATCCGAAAAAGAATTCTCTTTATCATTTTTATCGTAATTTATAACTGCCCCTTCTATTATAACAGGTGTTGTGCTTTGTGTACGTATGGTTGCCATTTTTAACACTTCGATATCACCTTCCCTAGGATTTTGTATTTCTTGAAGTACATGAAAAGAAGATTGTTCGTGACCACATTTAAAAATGAATAATGGTATGTATTCACCTTGTATTTCTTTCCCCGTATTGTTACACTCTTCACATCCTTTTCCTAAACATTTTTCGTGTTTACCTTTTTTATGTGAGTAAGGCATTCTAAAACCACTACCTTGTGCTTTTGTATCCGAACTTCCATACACGGCTAAATCAACTATATCTGACCATTCTTTACTTCCATCATAAATGAAAAGTGCGTTTATGACGTGTTCTCTGAGTGCTATTGCCGATGATTTATTTACTACAAAATCTGGCCAATTTATATGAACACCTGATTTTATTAGATCCTTACACGCGGGTTTTGGTTCGGCCACTGATATTAAAGCATTACCACCACCATGACTTTTAACTATACCACATATTAATTGACATATATCGAATATTTCACGTATTTCTAATTCTTCTTTCGCTTTGTGATCGATATCGATAAAAAAATTATAATTTTCGGTCTTTTGTTCGACTACGAATATTTTTTCGTCCGCTTTATACGCTTCTATACATTTTTCATAAAAAAAATTCAATCTATCAAATGGCACGGAAAGAACACCGCCGTCCATGAGCACATGTGATACATTGGAGTTGTTTAAGAACCCCTGTTCCTTACACCATTGTTTAAACATGATGTATACTTATAATTCATTAGTTTTATTTTTTTATATTCGTTCATTCATCGCTATCGTAGTGATGTCGCCATATTGTTTTTCTATACGAAATTTCTGGATACTGTTCCTGTTCTGATAAAGTTTTTTTAAGTACCAAAAGTTCATAAACTTTATCGTTTTGATGAACTTCTAAATACCTGTTTGCTTTACTTTCGGTATATCCATGATGTTCAATTAGTATATCTTTTATTTGCGACAAAATATAGGCTTTAGACTTCATTATTTAATAGAGAAGGTTTTTCTATTAAGAGAAGTTACACACGTATAAAATTCGGGGTTATTGAGAACATTTTTGACGATCCTATCCCATTGTTTTTTTGTATTGAATTCTGTTAAGGTTTCAAAATTCATAAAATCATTTTCATCAAACGTTCTTTTAATTGGTAATTTTTGTATTTTTTTTAAATTTGTTTTTTGTTTTTCATCGTTAAACTTCTTAATGAGTTCGTTTTGTTCCTGTTGTGTATAATTTACGAAAAATATGAACACGTTATATTCTAATTCTACTCCTGGACTTTCCTTTACTGTAAACTTGAAAGTAGTATACTCACCTTTTTTGAGACTTATGACTCCTCTCGTTTCCTCTTCTAATTCTCGTAAGGCACATCGTATTGGATTGGGTATTTCTCTTCTTCTACACCCGCCAGTGACGAAAATCCAATCTTTGAATCTTCTATCTCTAACGGTAAGAAACTTCGGTTTAGAACCTGTAAAGGTTACAGGTATTGCAATAGCCTTGTATTTCTTCATTGCGCATTTGCAAGTTATAATTGAGCGAGATGATTATTCTGAAGAATCCTCTTCGCTTTCTTGATTTTCTTCACTTTCTGTGTTCACTTGGGTTTCGTTTGTGACGTCATTTTCGTCATTTTTTGGCATTATATTGGAAATTTGTATTGGCCTGACTTTTGATAAAAATGAAGCCATTTTTCCATTCATACCCTTAACATCTTCCATCTCTTCCTTGGTCGTTTTGAGTTCCTTGTACATATAAATTGAAACAGCTATGCACATTATAACGGCAACTATCATTGCGGTATCTTTATCGAACGTAAACATTGTATATTAAATTTAGTATTCATGTTTTTAAGTTCGTATAATCGCGCCCATGTGTACACCGTTTTCCTTTGGGCAGTCATACCCCATTTGAGCAAATTGAATCTCCTGGTAATGTCCCTCTTTACACTCCGCATTTTGAGCGGGTTCTTGTTGTTTAGAGTCGACGAGATGATTCAAAGTTCCGGATTTAGGATCGTATGTAATAATAAAAATGAAAGCTAGTAAAAAAACTAATTGCCAGAACATTTATAATAAGTGGCTATAAAAAATAATTTAGTTCGAGTACATCAAACCACCCATACCGTTTTCAATACGGAGGATGTTGTAGTTGACACCATAAATGTCAGATCCATTGGTTTGGGTATCACTTACAATACGCGCAGAATCGAGTCTACTGAAGTTAAGCGACCCCGTTGGTTGGAGTTTGGACGTGTCGATACAGAATGGAACCAAAAGCGTAGCGACGTTATGGTTACCCTCAGAAACAGATGATTGTGTATGGTAGTACATTGGAATGGCAGTAAAGTGTGGATCGGCATCCTTGAAATCGGTAACATCCGTACCGTTGATTTGGAGCTTAATCTTGTTACCCGCAGATGTAAGATCGGACGAACCCGTTGTTTTAGCGACCAAGTATTTCATTGGATGGTTAAAGCTAAGTTCCTGGATCTTACTCGAAGATGCGATAGCTTTTTGTGTTTGTGTAATGATCATGTTTTGTGGCGTAGACGACAAGGCCGTACGTTCATCCGTATCGAGGTGGATGAATTGCGAAAAGCATTCCCATCGCGAAGAAGCACCGTTGATTGTTCCCCACGAAATTCTGACTTCAACATCGTGGTATTGAAGCGCGACCAATGGGAGCGCGGATTGGGCGTTTTCGCAAAACGAAAACCTGAGTGGGTAGAATTTACCGTTTTTACCGGCAAAACCCGTCGTAGACTTAGTAAGGTTTTGGGACATAGTGATTGGCGCGAGATCTGTCGAGAATGTAGAATCTTGCGTATCAATGACTTGACCACCGATTAAGAGTTCAACTTTATCAATTTGAGCGGCTAAATCGGCGGCTGTAAATTCTTGCGCCGCACCATCCGAACCAACTGGTGTTAAGTAAACATAACCAAGCATATCACCTTTACGCTCGAACCTAACAGTGGACATACCATTAGACGATGGGTTGCCCTGGATAGTTTGTCTCTCGACAGTTTGGGCAAAGTTTGTGTGACGTTTATAGTTAGACCTAAAAAAGGAAACTTCGGGTTGACCGACGAGGTGCGCATCTTGGGCACCGATTGCGACGAGTTGGGCTATACCTCCAGACATATTTTATATTATACTAAGGTTTTTTATTTTTAAGCCTTACTATAACATGAAAGATTGGAAAAAAAGAATTTACGCTGCCGTGAATGAAATTGCGTTCATGTAAATATTCGCGTCTAATTTAGATACGGTCAAAAGACCATGACCGCTCTGGGCTATAGAAACATCGGTTGTAAACGCAATCTGATCTATACCTGCCGTGATTGTTTTTAAGACTTTTCTATCCGCCCCTGAAGCTAAAAGTGGTACTACGATTTGACCCCCGCTTGGTAAGTTTGTAACTGAAAGTATGGCGACGTCCGCGTCTATAGACGTGAGTGGAGCTGTACCGTAACTTTTGTTTTTACAATCTATTGCGAGTGTTCCTGACCCTGAAGTCCAAGTAGTTGCTATTTCCGTGTTTGTGAGTTGGAGGTTTTGTGAGGTAAGGTTTGAATCACAAAATACGTTACCAGTTACATTTACATTTGATCCGATACTGATACTTTTTGACGTCGTAAAGTTATTATCACCGTACGAAGCGTGTGGTCCCGTGAACTGAATAACGTTCGATGTCGCATTTGCGCCCGCGCCCGCACTCGCAACATCGTCTAAATTGAACGGTGACGCTGCGACGTGTAAAGCACCTATCGTAATGTGATCGGCCGAAATGTTACCTGTAACCGTGAGTACGTTAGACCCGTATGTGTTCATAGTAAGGTTTGATTCACCGGTAGGTCCTGCCCATGGGGCTTTACCTATACTGACGTTAGCGTGATCACCCGAACCTTCCTCGTGTGTAAATTCCATGGTCGAACCACCTTGTCCCCCTGAATCGTAAATCTCACCGGTCGTTGTATCTATCGATAAAACGTTCTTTGTCGATGTAGAACCACCTTGTACTTCTGGGGAAAGTATTATTGCATCGTTTATGAAAAGATTACTCGTGTCTCCTGCGCCAGTAATATGAATATCATTCGCAAATTTAAGTTTTTTATCAGCTGCGATTGTAATATCACCCGCGGACGTTAAACCCGTGGTCGCGTTATTAAACGCGACTGTAACTGTTGTCTCTGCGCCCCCATCTGTAATAGCCTGTAAAGTCGAAGAAACGTCGTCCCACGCTACTCCGGTATTATCGCTTCTAAGGAATTTTTTACTTGATGCTGTATGAGGTGCAAGTTTAGCTAACGCAGTTCCAGATGCTGGACCTAATAATAGTTCGTTTGTTGCAACTGTACTTATACCCGTACCACCACTCGCAATTTCAATAGGAGTACCTGCAGTTACTTTACCTGTTGTCGTGACGTTACCAGATAAGACGTTACCCCAAATGTTTGCGGTAATGTATGGGTGGTCAGTTATACCACTCGTCAACGTTGGTTCGATATCTGGACCAACTGGATCACTGTGTGTGTATGCGATCGTATATTCCTTCTTGTTGCCTCTAAAACCATGAACAACATTCGCAGTACCCATGGACATGATCATACCCAAATCGATTGAATCACTCGAGTTATTGTTACCGACCTCTATAATTGGATCGTTAATCGTTAGACTATTTTCATGACGAGCAGTGAGGTTTCCTACAACGTGTAAATTACCTGTAATTTCAACATTTGAACCTATTGTAAAGAGATCGTCTCCGTCGAATTGGAGTTTTGAGTCCGTTACTAATTCTTTAGACGAATTCGTAAACGGAATACGGTTAGCAGTTAAAGACGATGTTGTAATGGTACCGGTTAATGATGGACCAGAGAGTGTAGCGCCTGTTATTGTCGATGTCCAACCAGGTACATCAGTGTTTACTTGTAAAATCTGATTAGCGCTACCTATACCGAGTTTTTCTAACGAATTAGTTACATCTGAATATAAAATTTGACCTTTTGTGTATGCTGTTTGACCCGTACCGCCTTTAGTTTCGGGTACGGTAGGTAAAACACTTGTTGAGAGCGTACTACCTCCAGCTTGTACTACATTAGACGCGTTAATATCGGCAAGATCCGAACCACTCCCTTCGAACGTGGCGGCCTTTATTTTACCGGCGGTCGTGATTGTTGTACCAGTATCTGTTAAATTCATAGACCCATCGGATTCTGCGGTCGTAGACCCGAGAACGGCATCTAGGGTCGTGGCAACGGATGACCATTCGGGTATATCACTATCCCCGAGTTTAAGATACTTACCAACATCTGCGTTAGAACCAGCGGGAGCGAGTGTTCCGAGTGCTGTACCCGAAGCTTTACCGTAAAGTATTGTACCATCTGTGTACGAGCCCTGACCCGTACCACCACTACCCATTTCTATAGGTGAAGTTGTAGTAACCGAACTCGCTGAAATTGTATTAGAACCCGCGATTTTACCGTATATTGCACTAGTGGTATTGTTTCTTACAGATATATTACCACCAACATCGACGTTACTCGTTGTATGAATACCCGTGAGTGCGTTTGTAAACTGAACCGTATTGGATGTAACGTTACCTTGGTTTACGATATTTTCCATTGTAAGGTTCGAAAGGTAATACGAATCGCCTCGGTAATTTTGTGCGTTTACGTTACCGACCGTATCTAATGCGTATATCGAACCCGTGGGTACATTCATTTGAACTTGACCCTGGTTACCTATACTTATAGCGTGTGCGGGTGCGGTGTTTGCTAAACCAAGATTGGAACCTGTATAAGTACTACTAAATACTGTTCCCGAAACTTGAATTTTATTATTTTCATTTTCGCCTATACTGATAGAGGACCCCGTTGTAAATTTATTTGATCGTGTTGTACCTTCAACGCGAAGTGTGTTCGTATCACCCGTTGGACCACACATGAAAACCTTATCTTTTACCGATAGAGCGTGTATGGGCGCATTATTGGCGACCCCGATATTCGATGTTGTTACGAAACCTGTTATTGCGTTACTAAACTGGACCGTATTTGAAGTAACATTACCGCGATCCGTGGCAGATTGTAAAGTAACACCACCTAAGAGTGATGTAGGAACACTCGAATCAACAACTTCTTTCGTTGCCGCGGCATAACCTACGAGGTTAGAACCTGCTAATTCAGCAACGCGGAGCGGTGCCATATAAATGGAACCCGTGTTGGTCGCATTAATTGCGTTTTCTGAAGCATTGAATACGATGGTATTTTCAGCCTGGCTATCTGAAACGTGTTTACCAAACCGGATTTTGGTAGACCGTTCGATCGTAGGTATGTTTTTAACCATATTAATATAAGTATGTATTTTAATTTGCATAGATGAGACCAGCTAATCCATTATCAATCCTGAGTATATTATAGTTAACTGCGTATATAGGATCGGATATGTTTCGGGATTGACTGTGTATCTTTGCTGAATCTAAACGACTAAAATTGAGAGTTCCTGTCGGCTGAAGTGAACTCGTTGAAAGACAAAAACAGTATAAAAAGAAATCGGGTGATGTTACGAATTGTGTATGGTAATAATTTTGAACCTCCATGAAATGAGGTTTTCCCCACTTATAATTACCTATATCGAGTCCATTTATTTCTAGTTTAACCCTGTTATCCGCAGACGTTAACGCGCCATTTACAGTTGTATCCGAACACGCGAGGTACTTAACCGGGTGGTTAAACGTAAGTTCTTGTGTAAGTTCTTGGGACGGAATACTTTTTTGAACTTGTGTAATTAAAAGATCGTGTTTTCTGGAAACTATATTCCCGCGTTCTTCGTTATCGAGGTAATAATAATTCGAATAACATTCAACGTTATAGTTTCCAACTTGTGAACCCCAGTGAATACGTATTTCTACTTCATGATACTGTAAAGCAACTATCGGTAAAGCACATTGTGGACCTTCACAGAAGAAGAATCTTAGAGGGTAGAAATACGACCTCGCGCTCACACCCGGGTGTGTCCCGTTAGAGCTTTTAGAAACGTTTGTTGCGAATGTATCTATAGCTATTTTTTCCGTAAAAACTGCGTCTTGAGTGTCTATAACCTGACCACCGATAAGTAATTCGACCTTATCTATGAGTTCACTCCAATCTTGGTAATCGAGTGCCTTTGTGTTATCGTCTATTGTAAAATATGTGTATCCGAGTAAATCACCCGAACGTGGGAATTTAACTGAAGACATAGCGTTATTTTTCACAGCTCCCTGTATCGTTTGCTTTTCGACGGATTGTGAAAAATTAGAGTGTCGCTTAAACGTTGAGTTAAAGAATGATATTTCCGGTTGTCCCATTATATGTTCATCTTGAGCACCAATGGCAATGAGTTGTACAACACCGGAAGACATTTATAATAAGAAAAGGTTAAAATTATAAGTACATAACGCCCTGAAATAATTAATAGGCTAAATTTCTTTTTTTGCAAACGAATTTAAAAACGAAAATGGCATCACCACACACAAGTGTATCACCAGCTTGGTCGTCTAAGTTAAAAGTTACTCTATCGAGTTTTCTGATTGGGTTATAATATTGTTGGATAATTGGATACTCGTTTCTAAAGAATACGGCTCTTTGAGCGGATGAACCTCCGTGTATTACATGTTGACACATAATCGTTCCAAAAATACCGTTAAGGTGGTTATCGGCATCATCGAGATCCTTTTTCCCGCGTTGTGTAAAATGATTTTTAAGTTCTTCTATACCGATGTGTACACACCTCGTGTCAAACTGTGTTATGTTAATACTCGCGGCGAGTAGTTGTGCCTGAACAACATTTTCGAGTGGCGTTGGTAAATGAAGTGTAAAATCAGTATCGGAAGTTGGGTCTAGGTTATCGAGTATAACAGTATGATGTTCGTATTCGAAATCAGGTAAAGTGGACTGACTAGTCACTAAAGCCATTTATATATACTGGAGATTTTACTTCATCTTGTATCCCGCTTGCGCCGCGACCAACTTTTGGCCTTCGCAAATACCACCTCGACTATCCGAGTAGTACGATTTACCGAGACACTCTTCCTTAGACTCGAGGTTGAAAAGCGAGTCTTCGTTCGTCGTTTCGATATCGACTGGGCTGTAGTAGCTGGTTCTCAAAAATTGGAGAACACACAAAATCGCAAAGACGATCACGATCGCCTTGAGTGTACTTTTATTGGTAGCGTTAAGTTTCATTTGTAATTGACAAATATTTTTTTATAAAGTGCGTTAAAGAAATTAGAATAGTTTCAATATAAAGATTAATGGACGGTGAGATCATCCTTAATCGAGGTGACACGAATGTTATGAAATTAGACGATAACGAACAGGCCCTGATGAATGAGATTGAAATTGAAATTCCAAGACCTCAGCCTGTAAAAAAACAAATGCCAAAACCCATGAAAACACAGTTTACTCCACCACAAACACAAACTTTTCAGGAAGATATAGATTCTTTTGCGAATCCTAATAAACAAAATCAACCTACAGCCCCTCCAGCAGAAGAACCAGTTGATTACGGAGAATACGAAGCTGAAGACCCCGGGTACGATTACGGCGGTGGTGGTGGTATTGGTGGTATGAGCGGTGGTCCGTATATGGAAGAGGAACAACCATCACCTGGGTATAAAACAATAGACGAAGAGAAGGCCGATCTTGTAAACAAAATTGGTCGATTAGAAAAGAAAGGGTTTACGGTAAACAAACGTTTAAACGCGTATTCACCTATAGATGAACTTAGAACAGAGGTTAAACGAATTACGTATAGTATAGACGTCGATAAATCCATTAAATTTTCCAGACGAATGCTTATCGCATGTACCACTGGTTTAGAGTTTATGAACAAAAAGTATAACCCGTTCGAAATTCAACTCGACGGTTGGTCGGAAAACGTCATGGAAAACGTCGAGGATTACGATGAAGTATTCGAGGAGTTATACGTGAAATATAGATCTAAAATGCACGTCGCACCAGAAATTAAACTTATAATGATGCTTGGTGGATCGGCAATGATGTTTCACTTAACGAATAGTATGTTTAAATCGGTCATGCCTAACATGAACGACGTGATCAAACAGAACCCAGAACTCGTACAGAACATGATGTCTGCGGTTCAGAATACGGTTCCAAAATCGCAACAACAATCAGGTGAAACTGTGGATGCGAGCGGACGACGCGAAATGCAAGGTCCAGGATTAGACATTTCGAGTCTCATGGGTAATATCATGATGCCACCAACACCACCAATGAGTACTACGAGTATACCACCGAATACTAACGCACCAGGTGACGATGACGTAGACGACGATATTTCGGATATTGCCGAGGGTGATGTTGCGAATACTAAAGACGAAAAAGAGGACGGTGATAATGAAGTGCGCGAAGTTAAAGTTACCCAGACCAAATCAAAACGAGGTGGCGGGAAAAAGAAAAAGTCGGTCGAAATTAATTTATAAACAATAGTATAAATGATAGGGTATTGTCCTTTAGACGAAGATCCTATTGAGAGACCCCAACGTCAGGAAGTGGTCGCTAAACCCCAGGTTACTAAACGTAAAAAACGTAACATTTTGGGTGAAGACGATACCGAATGTAATTACGTTGTCATGTTCTTTATTGCGGGTGTTATAGCACTCGCGATCATGGACTCACTTCCAGGTAAAAAGTGAAGTAAACCATCTACCATCCTGCGTTTTCCAGCATGGTAAATGTGATTTTGTTTTTTTTTAAATTATTATGCGTTTTCCAAAGCCGTTACGCGCGCTAATAGATCAGCAACTTGTGTTTCTAACGTCGCGACTTTCGTCTTTTCAGTTTGTAATTGTCTATCTACTTCCTGTAAAGCCGCAGTTGAAACTGCCCATATAGCATCTTTATTTAAATTATTAAAGTCTTGAATATGTTCACCGTGTATATACGCACCAGTAACGTTAGTAAACTTATCACTATTTTGTATTGTTATGACATTACTTCCTGAAAACGAGAGTACTGGTACGGTGAGGTATTGATTATTATCAGTCGTGATATTTATATTTGACGTGTTGGATAAAGTTAAACCTTCAACCGTGGTATCTAAACGAAGTTCGAGTACGTTACTATCACTCGTAACACTTACATTAGAGTTCGTAAGTATATTTGGAATATCACCTTCACCTACCGTAACCGCGTACGGTAAAACGTTCGCGACTTCTTGGGCGATAAAACCGTATACGGTATCCGTTCCCTGTTGTTTTTCATCTATATAATTGTATATTTTGGGTTCGAGAAGACGTATTTTGTCGAGTGCAGAACTATCGTTTATATCGCTTATATTCTTTTTTATACGTCTATCTGAAAACGCATGAAACGCCCAACCCGCAACTCTATTAGTTGCGTATATACCATAATATTGATTACCACTTTGACCAGTATTTACTCCCGAAGTACTTAGTATTGCATACGACAAATTTTGTCCAGAACCCGAGCCCGATACAACAAGTAATCCTTGTGTTGGGCTAGTTGTGCCAATACCAACACGACCACTTGTACTATGTATCATCATTCTCGAGTTAGACGTACTCGCCCTATAAGCGCTACCATTATTTGCCGTTCCTTCTACACAAAAGTGTAAATCCGCGCGACTCCAACCAACTGCGTCTGCTATTATAGCACACTTGGGTTGTGAGTTTGAATCATTGTAATGCGGTGTACCTAAAAATAAAGCTGCCCGATTCCCTGAACTATCGCTATATGCTTGTATGTATACATTAGATTCCCCATGGTCTCCTATGTATGTGTGTATATGTGCCTCTGGTGACGATGTTCCAATACCAAGTTTATCCCATATTCGAACAGCTCTATTTGTAGTACTCGTTCCCGCACCTACAATATCGAGCGCGTCGTTAGTACCCGTACTCCACGTACTGTACCCAATTTTACCCGCGTTTGTTTCTTTTCCGGATACACCCGTCCCCCATTCGAACGTATTTGTTCCGGATAACGATGATCCACCTCCACCACCACTTACCGTTGTCCAAGAAACAGTGCCTCCCGAACCACTGCTCGTAAGAACTTGACCGCTCGTACCCGCACTCCCGTTTGCTAGAATAGTCTTTTTAAAATTCGTTCCCGATGAACTAAATTCCATGTGCGTATCCGTATTTAACGAGGATGTACTGTTTGATATTTTTAGTTTATCGTCATCACTGTTATCGATACCCATACACCAACCGGTAACATCTGTATCCCACGAAACAAACGGGTCACCCGAATTTACGCCGTTTACTTTCATAGCCATTATAGCGTGGTTTGTACCCGAAGTACCAGTTTGTGAAAGAAATATACCGTTATTCGTTGGTGAGGTATTACTCGTAGACGCTAATACCTGTAAAGGCGCACCCGCGGATGAAGATGATCCGAGACCGATAAGCGTAGAGTTATTTTGTCTTAATTCACCTTCAACGTTTATATCACCGATAACATGACACGCCGCGTTTGGTTGAACTGTACCTACACCAATTCTACCATTCGTAAGGATATCACCACCGACACATAATATTTCGGGCGGTGACCCGTTTGCAAACAAATCTGAAGGCTGCGCACTTTGGTGTCCCGAACCTCCTATCTTGTACATTAAACCCATGTATACGTTATTTATACCGTACCCATCATGACCGTTATTATTATTATTACCACCGAACCAGAACCCGGATGGATTTGAAATACATCCTTGTGAAACGCCCGCATTACCACCACCGGAAACTGATATATTTTTACCGACAGCGTCTACGAGTAATAACATATGGTTCTTTTTATCTTCGATATTATTCGGTGCATTACTACCACCCTCACCCCCGTTACCTACACCATCATAAAATTTTGGTTGTAATGTTGTAGTTGTATTCCCGCTATATTGTCCCGGAAACTTTACGTCTATACAATACCAGCGATTCTTTACAAAATCCATTTGGTGTACATAATACCTATTGGATTCACCTAACCAAAACCTGAGACCTCTATCGGTTGAACTGTTATAGAATAGGTATAGAGAACACCCTTGGTACCTATTTTCTGCTGTTGGACCAGGTGTTGGTATGGTACCTAAAGCGCATAAAAGCTGTCCTTTAGAATTGTTAGCGGTATACGTACTGTGATCATCTTTCAGGTAAAGCCAAAATCCGAAACGCGCACCTCCCCCATGTGTACTTTCTGAGCTACCTTGTACATACGAATTACCGCCCGTAAACTCGTACGCTCTAAACACAGATGAATAGGATACGTTTTGTGAACTCCCAGCCCAATTTGATAATACAAAAGTGTTATCCCGTGTATCGGCACGTGAAATAGTATGACCGGATGCACCCGATAAAGCTGTACGACCAGCATAGTTTACGTTAAGTTTATTACGTATTTGAACATCTTTATCAATATCTACACCCGCGGTACAAGCCGAACGCGATAGCCAGTGATCACCTACAGAAGAAATAAACGTATTCTCGTATAAAGCCGTACCTATACCAATGTTACCTTCTTTGTTTATGTGCATGTGCGCAGTAACAGAGTCACTTCCACCAACTTGGAAAATGAGTTCTGGCGCATTGAGACGAATATGGTCACTTTGTGTTTCACCTTGGTGTCTAATATGTAATTCAGACGCACCCGTAAGATCACTTGAATTATGTACTCGTCTTTCTATGGTACAAAGAGAAGCGTTATTATCATTATACGTACCACCAAACGAAATCCTTTTATCGTATGCGTTTGTTAAACTATTATCGGAAGGACCCAAAAATATTTCATCGGCGGCCATATAACCACCTATTAACGTATTACCCGCGAGAGTATTCGTTAATAAATAATCATAAAATTGAACTTGACCACTATTTTGTCCAGGGTTTGCGGAAACAATAAGAGATCCGTTTGTTATTGTACACGTTGTTAGCACAGTATCCCCGTATGTAGGTGTACCAGACATCCAACTGTGTTTATTACCGTTTTGGTACCACGAACTACCACTATAATCCATAATTGAGAAACCACCACTATTAAGATCTTGAGTAACTATTCTATTATTCGAACTGTTTAGTTTGAACGAATGACCCGTACAACCTCGCATTGTTGCGCCAGTTACCGGTGATAAACTTTTAACCCATGCGTTGAGTGATGAACTGAAATCAAATAATTCAATTTTACCTACATAAGTTTCATTTTGGTAACCTTTCATGGAAAACGAAGGTGATCCCGCTACTACGCGCGTACCATCATCCGATATATCGACAGCGAATCCCATTCGGGGCATAGACCAAGGTTCTTTCCACCATCGTGATGTACCAAACCAATTCGCACCAGAACCAGTTAAATCGAAATTGACTTCATGTACACCCGCATCACCATACATAGTTTGACCAACTAACGCGTTCGATGTCCACCATGATTGTGTATTCGTTAAACCACCTTTATAGACCTGTACAAAACCTAACTGACCAACAACTTCCATGTCGGAGTCATCTGGACTAACGTGAGGTCCAAATTTGATGTTACCAGTAGGATTGTAAGTAGCGTTTATAAAATTAGTACTGGTATGATCTGAATTAGAATTACTAACCTCAGCAAGGTCTGTACCTGGCGCACCTATCGCAAGAAAATCACCATAAAGTGATAATGCGACCGAGTACCCGTAATTGTTATATTCTGAATCTACAGAAACGTAACCGGATGAGTTTACTGATGTAGCACACTTTATTAAACTCTTTAACGTAGTTTCTTGGTGTTTCCACGTTTGCGTCCATTGGTTATTACTCTTAAGTTCGTATATGTATGCCGTATTTATACCCGGCGCACCTATAGCAACTCTATCGCCCAAATCTGGTGATATAGATACACTAAACCCGAAATTATTACTCGATGTTGTTACCGGACACTGTATGATATTACTATAGTTACTCCATCCCGAACCAGTCCAATCGTATATGTATACTTTACCAATATTCGGTGCACCTACGGCTATACGTGTTCCGTCGTAATTCATTGATACGGATTGACCAAACTCGGAATTCGAAGTTCCGTTAACAGTTATTGCGCTCGACCATACGTTACCAGTACCGCCAGATCCTGGTGGCGTAAACGTGAATGTACTAAACGTACCTGTTTTTGAACTTGATTGAGCATTAGATATTACGAGTGTATTTGTATCGAAACTCATCGATACTGCTGATGCGCCATACCCGGATATACTGGGTCTGGAAATATTAACACTCATTTAGTATTTAGTATTTGTACACATTTAATTATTTGATTAATCTATTCGCTGAACAGATGCTTTTCTTTCGTTAATTACCGTAGTTCCACTAACATTGTGTGACCTAACTTTTATCGTATCGGCTTCTAATACAGTTGGTATTGTCAATGTCTTACCTACATATACATTACCTTCGAAATAAGCATTACCTTTTCGTACGACCATGACGTCTATAGGAGTACCCGACCCGTTCCATTCCTGTATACTAAAAACCTGACCGACCGATAACGTATGGTTCGGGGCCGTGTTTGCGATCCCGTTAAATTGACTGGTTCCGGACGTGATTAAATTACTCGTCGTTAGTGTTCCTGTAGATGGTTTATAGTGTAAAGTACTTTGATGTGATTTTATAGTTTGAGAACCAGTAGTACTAGCTGCGAAAGTAATACCTTGAACAGATGTTGAAGTGGTATCATCGGTAACTGGAACGGTCGATGCTGATACGGTAGACCACGCGACTCCCGTTGATGTACTTTTAAGAAACTTGCCATTATCTGCAGGTAATCTTACTAATACCGGTGTTGAATCATTATTTGCGTAGAGTATATCACCTGTGGTATACTCTGTCTGACCGGTACCACCTAAAGCTGATCCAACTGCGCTAGATAATGCACTTGGACTAAGACTTGATAATCCCGAACCATCACCAGAAAATTTAGTGGCCGTTACCGTACCGTCACTTGGTTTATACGTAAAATCCTTAACTGTATCTTTTACTATATGCGTGTTTGAATCCGTCGTATTTGTTAACGCGATGTGTAATGCTGTCGAGTGTGTATTTGACGTAACTTTAACGTTCGCAGATTCACCCGAAAACGTACTCGGTGTTATTATACTTTCGAGTCCACCTGATTTAATTTTTAACGTACTATCGTCCGGTTTGTACGTAAAATCTCCATCTGTATCTGTTACTATATGCGTGTTTGAATCCGTCGTATTTGTTAAAGCGATGTTTAACGGTGTAGAGGATGTATTTGTTGTAATTTTAACGTTCGCAGATTCACCCGAAAACGTACTCGGTGTTATTATACTTTCGAGTGTACCTGATTTAATTTTTAACGTACCATCGTCCGGTTTGTACGTAAAATCCCCGTCTGTATCTGTTACTATATGCGTGTTTGAATCCGTCGTATTTGTTAAAGCGATGTTTAACGGTGTCGAGTGTGTATTTGACGTAATTTTAACGTTCGCGGATTCACCGGTAAATGTACTCGCTGTTATGTTACTATGATCACCACTAATTGTACCTATAGTTAGAGTCCCCGCGTGTGTTCCACCGGGTGTCCAATTTAAACGATCGCTTGTATCTTTGTTCGCAATTTCACCAATTCCATATAATACGGGTCGAGCTTCTCCGGCTGTGTCAGAATTACCTATCGCAATTTTACTGGATTTACCGGACCAGAGTACGTTCGTTAGTGTATTACTCGTACCACTGCTTGATGGTCCTAATCTAAGACTTTTACTAGACGGTGTCCATGCTAAGTTATCGCTATCATCTTTCAAAATACTATTCCCATCTACAAATGCTAAACTTCTCGCAGTACCGCCATTATCGGTACCAACAGTGACAGTTGATGATTTACCGCTATATTCAGTTTCGGTTAACGTAGTGGACCCTAACGTAACTTTAGTGACGTTTATGTTTTTATTAGTATCACGAACAACAATATTACTGGCACTATCTGTTGTCGACGCATCTAAATTTATGGTTTCGCCCGTTGATGTATCGTAATCAGTTCCGGACGCGTATGACATGTATGTTCCTAGTGATAATACCCCGCTACCTCCACCCCCTCCGCCAGAAGATGTATTATCTGCGCCCCAATATAATTCATCTGACGCGTTTATTTTTAAAACTTTACCATTTGCGCTAGAAGACGGTATAGATAATGTAGCAAATGTACCACCACTCGTTCCGACTAACAGATCACTTTTAGACGCGCTACTAAACGTATTACCTGTACCACCTCTATCCACGGGTTGTGTTTCAGATTCGAGTGAACTAACTCTTGACGCGTTACTCGTCATATCAGTTTCTAATGAAGAAATACGTGACGCGTTACTCGTCATGTCGGTTTCGAGGGATGTAATATCACTCGTATTTGTAGTAACACTACTTTCCAAAGACGAAACTCGTGCCGCATTACTCGTCATATTAGTTTCGGTAGTCGTGATTCGAGACGCGTTACTCGTCATATCAGTTTCCAATGAAGAAACGCGCGACGCGTTACTCGTCATGTCGGTTTCGAGGGATGTAATATCACTCGTATTTGTAGTAACACTACTTTCCAAAGACGAAACTCGTGCCGCATTACTCGTCATATCAGTTTCGGTAGTTGTGATTCGAGACGCGTTACTCGTCATATCAGTTTCTAAGGATGAAACACGCGACGCGTTACTCGTCATGTCGGTTTCTAAGGATGAAACACGCGACGCGTTACTCGTCATATCGGTTTCTAAAGACGTAATTCGAGACGCATTACTTGTTACATCTGTTTCAGTAGCCGTAATTCGAGACGCGTTACTCGTCATGTCGGTTTCTAAGGATGAAACTCGTGCCGCATTACTCGTCATATCAGTTTCGAGGGATGTAATATCACCAGTATTTGTGGTAACACTACTCTCTAACGATGTAACTCGTGCCGCATTACTCGTCATATCCGTACTTAAAGCAATACCTGTAAGTGTCGTACCATCGCCAAAAAACTCAGTCGCATGTACGTTTGTACTTACGATAACGTTACCGGTTGTTACTATAGATTCGGCGGCGTTCGTAAAACTTACTGTATTGTTTATGACATTCCCTTGGTTGGATGCTTGTTGTAACGTTACCGTACCTGCGGTATTCGATAACAAACCTCCATCGCCTAAATAAAATTTATTGTTTCCGACGTTAATGTTACCCGATGTTTCTAAAGATTCGTTCGTATTTGTAAGAATGATTTTGTTCGATGTAGTTGCGCCGGATGTTGTAACCTGTTGCATGTTACCTACACTACCACCGACACCTGCGATATTGGATAAACCACCACCATCGCCTATGAATAGACCATTCGATTGTAATTCAATAGCTACTGTAGCTATGTTTCCATTTTCAAGGGCTTCCTGAAGTGTCGAAGCACCTCCGCCTCCGCCTCTATATTTTTGGACGTTACGACCAGTATCACAACAAGGCATTCTTACAAATAGGTATGATTAAAATTTAGATGTTTATAAAACAAACACCTTTTTTGAATGTAGTATCTTCATCTTTTTTTGATTCGTGTATTGGTATTTTAAACCCACCATTTTTATAAACTTTTAGACGTTTATTATACATGGCGTGACATATAGACCATTGATCGAATATATCGTAAATGTGTGGGTTATTCTTTTTACCGTGCGTTTCGCGCATGATTCGTCCAATAGATTGAACTATATCTGATTTGGGTGTTGCTAAAATGACGGTATCCAGAGAAGGTATGTCTAAACCTTCGTGTGCCTGACTGAACGTCGCGAATATGATTTTCTTTTTACTCGATTCTGCTAAATCGGCTTCTTTCATACCACCCATATATAGACCAGACGTCTTTTTAAAACTTTGGTGAAGAACTTGACAATGGTGTCGTCTATCACTCAATACGAGAACTTGACGTGTGGTTTTGGAAATATCTTTTATGAGTTTTGCGATAACAATGTTTCTTTCTCGATCCTCTGTGAGTTCAGTAATTAGGGTCGCGAGTGAGAGTTTTCCGAACCGTGTACATGGCGGTGGTTCGCTATATCTTGTACACGAATACTGAATAGGAAAAACCTCGACTTGTTCCTGGTTTTCACGTTCCACACTAAAAAATGTCGGACCCATGAACCAGTGTAAAACTTTTGTAAGACCATCTTTACGGGTCGGTGTTGCCGATAATCCAAAAACATGTTTTGGGCACATTTTGAAAAGTGATTGCGAAAACACTTTAGCGCATATATGATGGGCTTCATCTACGATTAAGGTTCCAATTGTATCGAAATCGTTAAACGAGTACTCTTTGAGCGATAAAGATTGAAGCATTGCTATGACAAAATCACACTCTGTTTCTTTTTTATCTTGTTGAACTATTCCTATGGATGCGCCGGGACAGAATTGTTGGATCCTTTCTTTCCACTGATTTGCTAAAAATTCTTTATGAACGACAATCATCGTTCTGTATCCTAATTTACACGCTATGGCCAAGGATACGGTCGTCTTCCCAAACCCACAAGGAAGTGACAAAACACCATGTCCGGCTTTAAGTGCTGCCGCCAAAGCATCGTTTTGATGCGTTTCGTCACGAAGTTTTCCATTAAATGTAGTTGATATTTTAACTGGCTCGGGACGACGATCTTCTCTGGGAGGTCCGAACTTATCTTCCCCGTAAAATCGGGGTACACATAAACCAGTTTTAGCCTTTCTAAATACCTTAAACGGTGGTGGTGGAAACCCGAATTCCGTGTTTACAACGGCACGAACCGTGAGTTCTTTTTTTACTTCATTTGAATCGTCTGTTATATACCCTGACCGTGTAAGACTCATTTACTACTATTAGTTTTTAAACTTTATATACTTCAATACCCACGAATACCCGCTATGTTCGTGTGCGTTCCAAACGCCATTAAACTGAATTTCCGTAAGAACGGTATCACCCTTTTTTAACGATTGGACCGGTGTATCACCATCTACGTTACACATAACGCGCCTGTACCTAAACGGAACTTTAACTTTTAAGACGTTACCTTCGAGTGGTTCGTCTAATTTATTTGGAAATAAAATAAATTTTGTTTTGTGTCGGTGTAATTCCCTAATATAATCTCTCACTTTATCCGGTAAAGTAATTCTTAAATATTTTTTTTCGTTATATTCATACATTGGTTCATAGACAGTTGCTTGAACGGGTAAAGTCATTTTTATAAATAATGGTCCAAATCTATAAGTAAGTTCGTTTTGGGTGAGTGTATAACATGTCTTGTGCTATACCATAAAAGATAATGAGAAGAAACGTAATTATGGTTTGTATATCGAGATAATCGATACCTTTGATAATGATAAATAGGTTTAGTAATATATGCATGGGAAACGGTTTTTCTGGACCGTATCTCGTATAATACCCAAACATCGCACTAAGTGAAATTATGAGCGCATTTATAGTACTTTTATACGATGGTTTATACACGAACCACGCGGTGTATAGAATAGCGACGTACGATATAAATATAGATCGTCTAAAAAATTCCCTGGTACTCTCGACAATTTTTAGTGGTTTCTTTTCTATGAGTCTGGATTCCCAGTGTGGTCCGAGTATGAGGTACGAAAAGTATAAAATGATAAATATTTGCCACATTATTTATAATATTATAAGATTTATTTAACGGATTATTATGTAGGTAATATTAAGATGGCACTATGTTTATCAACGAAAATGCCCATAAAAATACCATCCAAGCAAAAGTCTAGGACATGGAAGTTTGCTGGTGAGTATTTATTACGGAAACAGTTTCAAACAAATCAGGCTGATTTCGGAAAATGGACACGGGATCAGATAATTGAACTTGGACCTACGTTTGTTAAGATAGGTCAAATAGCATCTTCACGCGTTGATTTATATCCATTGGAGTTTACGCAACAACTCGAATCTTT